TCTACTTGTGCATCATCACCAGGCTTATCAGCATCCTGTGTTTTGTATCCTGCTTTTTTAAGACCTTTCTTAAGATGGTCTTTTTCTTTCTTACCGCCAAACGGAACAATCATTACATCAGGTTCGTCTCTATTATCACTTTTCTTAGCATTTGATAAGTTAGAAATACTTTTGCCTACACGTATAAAGTCGTATGCAGTGTCAGACTTAGATAAAAATGTATTTTTTGGATTTGGTATTTGTTTACCTTCAACCATACCTAAGTTAAATGCAACATTAGTTGAACTACCTTTTACTTTTTTACTTAGTGTAGGCGGACGTCCGTCTTTGTCTACTTTATTACCAAACTTAGCAGCCTGTTTAGTAACTTCATCAGGACCTACATCAACAGTTTGATTCTGTTTAGTAATGCGTCCTACGCCTTCTGTAATGTCTTTTACTTTCATACTACCAAACCTTAATTACATGAAAATCAACAGATTTTAAAAATTTAATTTCATTTCTACGTTGATTCATGTCTATAAAAACAAAGTGCTTTGGGCTAGTTTTAACTAACTTCTTTGCTCTATATCTTTTTTCCTTCCAAGTTTCAGTTCTAGCACCATCTTGATGTACTGTTACTGTATCAGCTACCCAAATAATAAGTTCGTATTCTTCGCGCCAAAACTCGTTCCACCACTTTTTTATTTTACTCACTTCTTATTACGTCCTCTAAAAGTATGTCCTGTCATATAAGGTTTTGAAAACCACAATTCAAACCATTCTTTGTCGCCCGGCTTAATATTACTTGCTTTTTCTTTTTTCTTTAGTTCTGTAGCAGTTTGGCTCATGTCTTCAAGAGTGTATTCTGTATACCCTTTAAATTCATTTACCCCTGCTAGTTGTTTAAGCCTTTCAATATCCATTATTTTTTAGCCATCTTAGTTGCAGTCGCATACATTACTGCGTCAGCATCTTTACCGTAACGCTTTTTAAATCCAGCCTTTCCTTTTTTCATACCTTTTACAATACGTTCTTTTTCTTTTTCTTCACCTTTGCTAAGTTCGCGCTCTGTTGTTGCAGGTTCAGCAACGCCCATACCTTTGCGTACTGCATCGTACATAGTTTTAGCAAGTCTCTTATCTGGAGCACCTTGTGCAAACGATTCTAAATCACCAGCGGCTGCTGCAGCTCTCATTTTACTTGCACTCATACCTTCAGCACCGTCAGCATCTGGATCACGCTCGCCTGCGCTTACTACTTTAATTGAATTAAATTTAAAAGGAACATTACCTGCTTTATCAGGTTGTCCGTTGTAAGTGTCAAATAGTTTTTGGAAACTATCTACTCTATCACTGCCCGCAATAAACACAATATCAGTATAGCCTAGACTTTGTAGTTTCTCTAATGCTTGTATAGGTGTACGTACTGCTTGGTGTCCGATGTTTATGCCAGGAAAGAATTGCTTTGCTAACTTCATTTTAGTAGCAAAGTCTAATGGATCTGTTTTAGGTTTTTGTGTTTGTGACAAGAAAAGGTAGTGATCGCCATCTTGTGAAGTTATAGTGTCGACTAATTTAGCATGACCAATTGTTGGAGGATTTAAACGTCCAAATGCAAGAACTGCCTTCTTTGTCGGTGCTTCAAACAGTTCTCTCAAAAACATTAGTATGCTCCATCTTTGATTTGCTTCATTTCCTCGCCGTATAATTTGTCCATAATTAACTGCTTATCTTCTGGCTTAAAAACGTTTTCAGGAGAACCTAATTTAAATTTTTTACAATAAGAATTCATTCCCTCTGAACAAGTGCTTTCCAAACAACTACTTTCATTAGGTGTTTCACCTCGATCATACGAGTCTTTCATTTTCATAATTGCTGGAAATAAACTTTTACGATAGAACATAGGATCGTTACGCATGTAAATGCATACATCATCAACTACATCAAATGGTAATCGGTCATCCATAGGATTTGCAAATTCATCAATACGCATATTACCACTTCCTACATGACCAGTAACGTGCCTTTGTACGCGGTCCTGGATTATCACAATTGTGTCTTGCTCTAAAGCTCTTACGTCTTGCAGGGTTAGACTTTTTAATCTTCATTGCTTTGCCTTTAACACTGCTTCCGCCGTGTCCAAAGTTTACTTTTTTAACATTACCTGTTTTAGGATCTTTTACATATACCTTAAACTTCTTAACGTCACCTTGCATAGGTTTACCAAGTTTTACTTTACGTCCTTGATACTCTGCTTCGTCCATAGGATCATCATCTAAGTTGTAATGTAGCATACCGTATGCTTCAAAAAACTCATCATCGTCATCATATGTTTCTTCATCAACGTATGAACCTTCGTGGCCCATTTCAATGTCAAAGTCTTCATAACCTTGTTCAAACATATAATTTGCTAGTTTTTCAGCATATTCGTTTGCTTCTGATTCTGATAATTCTCTTTGTAGCGGTATTTGGAATATAGTACAGTCTTGTTCAGATACAAACGTCTGACTTTCTGAAAAGATACTTTCATCTAACTTGGCAGCACCTTCCTGCTTTTCCATTACTACTCTTACAAAATATTCCATTTTAATTCCTTAATGATTTAGTAAAATGCTATTTACTGATCCGTCTGTATAAACTATTTTAGCTCTAATCCAAACGTGATTTCCTGTAAAACTTGCTATTTTACTTTCAGTTATGTCGTGTTCAACGTCAGCAGCATGTGTATGTACATCAAACCAATCAGCGTCAACAGGCGTAACTGCAAGCGTTCCTTGGATAGTAATAGTACCTTTTAAACCAGTATAATTATACTGTATGCTGTGCAATCCGTCACTACGTCCGTAGTATCCGTCGCCTTTAAATTTATCTCCGGTCACAGTCTCAGTTGTACTGTCTCCAGGATGTGTGTTTGCTGATAATATAGTTTCACTCTGTGCCATATAACTATTTATCTATATTGTTATTGTAAACCAATTTGTCGACTCGGCGTATTGCACAGCCTGCTAGTAAATAAACTAAGTTTAAAACACGGTCATCTCGCACGTACATGTAAAATCCGTTTAGATTTCCACATTCTTCTAAACACATTAATGCTTTATCTCCTATGCGTGATTTGTCCTTGTTAGAGGCTAGCCAGTTACTAAAGTCACTTGGAACTCTATTATTATTGAACCAGACTCTTAATGGGAATTGCGGAAGGCTATTTACAATTACTACATTTTCTTCTTTTTGTAATAATTTTAGATTTGTATCTTTAGGCTCCCAAAATTCTTCAGCACTAACACGGACTTTGTTTATTATTTTTACTAATAAACTACGGTCATTAGTGTAAAGAATAAGAGTCATATAAGGAGAAACTCTTAGTTTATAATCATCCGCAAGTTTTAAACATGAATATACATCTTTAGCATCTAGATAATCTTCAACATCTAATTGTAGCTCTGTTCTAAATGCTTTACGTGTAAGAGGAATATTATTCCTATACATTTCTGTTAAACCATCTAGTTGTTCTCTAACATACGATAATTTGCCGTTCTTTTGTAAGTCACTTCTAAATATATTACAGAGAGGATTGCGGAGTACTAGTTTATACAAGTACTCCCCATAGTGTAACTTTCGAGTATCATACAGTTTCAGTGGCTTTTTGGGGTTCATTTACTACATTTAACTCTAGATTGTCGTTAACAAAGTCAATATTAACTGTTCCACCATTCTTCAAATCACCAAATAGTATTTGTCTAGACAATGGACGTTTAATTTCTTTGTCGATCACACGCTGTAATGGACGAGCTCCGTTTTTAGGATCAAATCCTTTCTCTACTAAGTAATCAAGTGCTTCGTCAGTAACAGTAATATCGATATTTTTATCAATAACCATATTTTTAAGTTCAAGCAAGAACTTACCAACGATTTTCATCATTACTTCTTTACCTAATTTAGCAAACGTAATCACACCGTCAAGTCTATTTCTAAACTCTGGCGCAAAGAAACGTTTAAATTCAGTATCTTCGTATGTAAATTCTTCTTCTTCACCAAAGCCAATAGCATTTTTCTCTGCTTGTTTAGCACCTAAGTTAGTTGTAAGAATTAGTGTACAGTTACGTGCATCAGCTTCTTTACCGTTACTACCAGTAACCATGCCATTGTCCATTAACTGTAACAAAATTTGTGAAACATCAGGATGTGCCTTTTCAATTTCATCTAAAAGCAATACACAATTAGGATTTTCTTGCAATCGAGTAATTAACTGTCCTGCATTATCTTCATGACCAACATATCCCGGAGGCGAACCAATCAACTTAGCAACACTATGCTTCTCCATGTATTCACTCATATCAAAACGTACAAGTTTAACACCTAGATTAGATGCAAGTGCTTTTGCAGTTTCAGTTTTACCTGTGCCTGTTGGGCCCATAAACACAAATGCACCTACTGGTTTATCATCTGGCTTTAGTCCTGCTTGGCTAACAAGTATCTTATCAACAATACTTTCGATTGCTCGATCCTGTCCGTATACAACTTTCTTTAGATTGTCTTCAAGGTGCATAAGATTTTCACTTTCTTTTTCAGCAACTTGTTCTGCTGGCATATCAATAATTTTAGAAAGCTCGTATTGTATATTAGATTCATTAATAATCTTATCACCTTCATGATCGTCGTTTAATTTAAAACGCGAACATGCAATATCAATTAAATCAATTGCTTTGTCTGGCAATTTTTTATCGCTTTGATATTTTACGCTGAGTTTAACAGCGGCATCGATTGCTTCCTCTGTAATTACAGTTGCATGATAGTCTTCATAATACTTTTTAATACCATTTAATATATCTTTAGTTACTTCAGGTGTTGGCTCGTCAATAGTAACACGCTGGAATCGACGCATTAATGCACGATCCTTTTCAAAGTACTTGCGATATTCTTCCCATGTAGTTGAAGCAACAACTTTCAAATCGCCTTTAGTAAGTGCAGGCTTGAGCATATTAGCAAGATCGTTTGAATTGCCTTGGCCGCCTGCACCCGCACCGTTGATCATATGCGCTTCATCGATAAACATAATAGTTTTACCTTGCTTTGTAAGTCCTTGCAAAACTAGTTTGAAACGTTCTTCAAAGTCTCCACGGTACTTTGAACCGGCAAGCATAGCACCGATATCTAGATTGTATACTTTATATTCTTTTAAGAAATTAGGTACATCGTCTTGCTCAATTTTAAATGCAAGTCCCTCTGCAATTGCGGTTTTACCTACACCAGGATCACCAACCATTAGTACATTATTTTTAGCTCTACGTCCAAGTGCAAGTGCTAGTTTTTCTAATTCATCTGTACGTCCGATAATAGGATCAACTTTACCTTTTTTAACTTCGTCGTTAAGGTTAGTTGTAAATGCACGTAGTGCTTTACGTGCTTCAGCGGACATTTCTTCGCCTTCTTGCTCATCTATAACTTCGTTATCAATAAATGCAGCAAATTTTACTTTTTCAATACCAGCTTTTTCAAGGAAGTATGTACAGATACTTTTCTTTTCAGAAAGCATTGCAAGTAATACATCGGTTAATTCAATGTGACTACGACCGGCAAATAAAACCTGAGTAAATGCTCGATTTAATACACGTTCTACTGTAGTAGTTTTCTTTGGCTTAAATTTATCTGCATCAGTTTTGATATCATCGCAGTTAGTTTTTAGATGATGTTCAAGATTAGCTTTAGCGTAATCGACGTCAGCACCAAACATTGTAATAATATTAACAAAGTTTTCCTCGCAAAACATTGCATATAACAAATGTTCTAATGTTACATATTCATGTTTTAATTTTTGTGCGTCTTTAATACTTTTATCAAATACTAGTTTTAACTCGCTACTTGGTTCTACCATGCTCTATAAATCCTTAAGTTCATTTTTTAATTGTGTTATCTTATTTAAAAGATTTGTGTCTGTTATTTTTGGAACGTTTGCATTAACAGTAATATAAACGTTTCCACGTTTGCCTGTACGTAAATTAGGAATTCCGTAACCGGGGATATTAAACACTTGACCCGGATGTGTTCCCTGTGGTATATTTACTTTTATCTCCTTATTATCTAATGTTTTAACTATTATAACACCTCCTGTTAAAAAGTCAAACAAATTCGTACCCATTTTAGCAATTAAATTGTCACCATCCCTTGCCCAACTACGGTGTTTGTGTATACGTATCTTTATATGTAAATCACCTCTTGGAAAACGGGGATCTCCGTTATCTCCTAGACCTTGATATTTTATTGTATCACCTTCTCTTGCCCCTGGCGGCACATCTACATTAACAGTTTCTAAATGTCTATTTGACAACGTATACTGTATGATTAAATTTTTACCAGTTAATACGTCACCTAATTCGATTTTAGCTTCGAGTGTTATATCACGATTTCTCGGAGTTCTACTTTGATGCGGGTGTTGTTGATTTCTAAAGATGTCTTGAAATGGTGAGCCTGCAAAAGGATTCCCGCCTCCATATTGCGCATTTGCTTGACGCATTGCTTCTTCAAATCCGCCTGCATTAAAATTAAATGCTTGACCACCACCGTTTTGTTGATGGTCGTACATGCCTCGCTTTTGTGGATCTTTTAGTGTACTGTATGCTTCGTTGATTTGTTTGAATTTGGCTTCGTCACCGCCTCGATCGGGGTGGTGCTGCATACTTGCTTTTTTGTATGCGCTCTTTAAATCTTTGTCGGAAGCGTTCTTTTGAACACCTAAAATAGAATAATAGTCCATACAACTACTTATCGTATGAACTATTATATTAAGTTAGTAGTGATTACTTATTTTTACCAAACGCTTGACCACCAAAGAACGCAGCTACGATTGCTGCAACAGAAACAAAGTATGTTGCTGCCATGTCACCTAATATTTTTGATGCCTGATCTAGTCCTACCAGAACTGCTAATACTACAGCAAATGGGTATAGTAACATACCAAATAATGCAAACCACGCCATATTACGTTGTGCATCACGCATTGCATCTGCATCTTCTAATTCTTTACGTTTAAACTCCATGTACATTGCATGTTCTTCATCAGATACTTTACCGTCTCCGTTTGTATCTGCTGGATGATGCCCTGTCTTTTTGATTTCTTCTTCACTCATTTGACTTTCCCTCTAGTTCTGCTATGCGAGCCTCTAACTCGTCTATTTTCTTTGTTACATAAGGATACTTTTTGCGCCACGCATCTATTGGCTGTTCAAACCAAGTAAGCCCCCAACGTTCAACTAGCCAATCTAAAAACGTATCGAACTTTGCATAACACCAAAGTCCTGCCCTTGTATTCCTAAAATACGCCAGAAAAGCCGCGCCTAAAAGTGCTCCTATAATACTTGTATAGATCCACAGTGTGTCACTTAACATACTATCTATAAGTTGCATGTGTATTCTCCTACAACTATATTTATCGTAAATTAGTCGTTAAATGGGTTGAGCTTATCAACTAATGAAGTATTGCGTTGTGCTGCTTCAACTGCGTCTTTTGTTTCTTCTTGTTGTCTTGATATTTCTGCATCATCTAATGCGGTATTTGCAGCTTTATAGTAATTTTCGTATGCAAGAATTATTTGCTGTTGTTGCTGTACTAATGCTCGTACATCACTAAAATTTTGCCCGAGGTTTTCATACCCTTGTGCAGTAATTGCAAATACTGCTAACGGTTTGCCGCCAGCAGTCCACTTAGCAATTTCTTCTTCCATATTTTCTTCTGTAATTATAATCCATTCAATTTTACGCATTGTAACTTGATCAACACCTGGAAGTATGAGTTCAGGTTTTTGAATAGGTTTACTTGTTACTTCAATTCTCTGTGGTGCTGTTGAGCATGCCGCGAGACTTATAAGTGTCATAAAGCCAAGGACACTCATTGTTAAAGGCCTTTTCATTCTTTGCATTTTTCTCTTTCTCCGTCAGTGTTGCCCCAGAAAGCAGTTCAAAACACCTTGCGGCATTTACTGATCCCCTATTGATAAGGCGTTCTATTGAATCTGGTCTGTTTGCTGCTAACAATTCTAAATCATGTTTAGCAAGTTTGTCTGATAATACATTATTTTGCTTTCTAATAGCTGCAAATTCTGCATTAGTTTTTTTGAGTTCTTCATTGGCGGCAGCAAAATCCGCCGCCATTGTTTTTATTGTTTCTTCGTTAGTTGCAACTGCTAGGCTCATTTTTGCATTGTTCTCTGTAAGAACAGCAATGGTATTCTGAGTGTCAGTATAGTACCAATAACCTATTCCGCTCATTGTTAAAATAATTACAATCATAATTTTTGCCATATATTTCTCCGAGCCTCAGCTCTGTTATCCTAGTAATTTACCTAATGTAGAAGGACCTGCAATACCATCAGCATCTAAACCGTTAGCTGCTTGCCATTCTTTAAGTTTAGTTTCTGTTCCGCCGCCGAAGATACCGTCTGCTCCAATGCCTAATGCTTCCTGCATCATCTTAACACCTTCACCGCGAGCACCTTTACGCAACACTCCTATATCGTCTAAGTCAAAACTGTCATCTTCGTCTTCACCGTGATGTGTTTCTACATCTTCACCTAGTGCTTCTAGTGCCATTTCCCAATGATGAATACGATCTTCAAGTCCGATGTAACCACCGTTGATACGCTTAGTAAGAGTTTTAATATCCCCACTATCTGCGTAACGGTTTAAGTTATTTGAATTCCAGTACCAAATAGCACTCATAAGTGCTACTTCTTTGTCTTCTGATACTGTATCTGGATTATTAACTACATCGACATCCATGTCAGCTGCAAATTTTGAATAATTTGCCTTACCAGTTAATTGAATAGGACCACGGCCGCGATAACGCCACCCATCACCAGATGCTGTAGCACCATTGTCCATACGATCAGCGTACACCACATTTGCAATCTTTTCGGGTTTTCTAGCGTAATCTTCTGCATTTCTTCCTGCTCTAACAAAGTATTTACCAAAAACTGCATCAAGTGCTTTAGCACTATAGTTTAGATTTTCACTAAACGTCCGCCAGCCTCCGGATTCGTGTCCGCATTGTGCAATGAATGCTGCTACTCTACGGTTGGTATTAATTTCATATTTTGGAAACACTTCGTTCATTGCATCTACCCATCCCTCTGGATCTTTGCAATTTGGAAATAAATCCGCAAATTGTCCTGCTGTCAACATGTTTTTATCCTTTACAACATTATTCTTTCTAGTACTAATGTTTGCCCGTTGTTATCAAAAGCTAACTTACTACCATATTTGGTGATATTATAGTCACCTAAGTACTTAGTTAAGAAAATGATTTCTGCGAAGTCGTTTGGATTAAAACTTTCTTTGATATTGTTAATAGTTTTTTCAGTTGGCCCAAAGTCTACAAATGTAAATGCTATTGGGTCTGCATATGTTTTTTTAATAGTAATCATGTTGCCAAACATGTTTACATTTTCTACCATACTTTTACTAAAAAAGTTTGTGTAGTTATTCATTGACTCTGACATGTCGTTAAGTATTTCACTATCTACGCCATATAAGTCTGGATCTGTTGGGATTACTGATAGTTCTTCTAATGTTAGTGGCTGACTACGGAATTCTTTATGGTAACGAAATCTAAAGTCATCTTTACCAACTAAGTTTACTACGCCACTGGCAAGTTCCATAATTTGTTCACCTATATCGTCACTGCGTTCAATTTCTACAAACACTTTGTATGAACCGTCGGAAAGTTCACCAGATGTAGCATCGGCATCTAATACAGATTCGTAGCCTCTTTCAATAAATCCAGCTAAATCATCTGCGCTTTCTTTAGAAGTTGTACTAAATGCTATAGTTACAATATCTTTATCAGAACCCATTTTACTTTTGAAACTGTCAATTTCAATTACATGATCAATTGTATCTTTTAAATCTTCTCTTTTCAGTCCCATTATGCTTGTTCCATATTAGTTTCAGCTTCGGTTCCAGCTTCAGCTGCAGATTCAGCTGCTTGTGGCTCAGGAGTTGGTTCAGGTGTATTAGTAGGGTCAATAAATGCATCTTCAATATAGCCTGTATAGATATCTGCTATTAATTTCTTTGGCATTTGAATTTCAACTATCCAGATAGGTCGTCTATCTAGTTTTCCTTTTTTGGTTCCAGGACGAATGTCATCTGGCTTTTCAATTTTGCGCGGTTCTACAAGACTTGTTTTTTCATATTTTACTTTGCAGTCGTAATCTAGTAGTCTTTTTCCACCATCTGGATCAGGCATGTTATCTTCGTCCCACATAAAAGAACATGTAACCCAATGTCTATCAATTTTTGGACCTTCAACAACTTCTCCGTCACTCCAATTTTTGTAGACATAAATGTCTAATTCGTCGAGGACTCGTTCGAAGTCTTTAAGCACGTTAAATGCTGTGTTTGAATCGTATATTGATTCTATATTTTTGATAATATCTAGTACATCACGCATATTAATAATCCATTCTTTGCTATACTTATTTATCGGAGTTTAATCGTTAACTACTATTTTTTCCACGAGGTAATTACACTAAATACTTTTGTAAGGAATAATTTGCCTTGCAGATTACGTCCTTACAAACTACCAACCCAAAGGAGGACACTTAATGGGTGCTAAAAGAAAGACTGCTAACAAGCAAAATTTTAACAGCTACGACAATGTAGTGAATATTAAACCTTTACACAAAAAACTAGAAGTATCAATACTTCCTAGAAACAAAAATCAAGAATCATATGTATTAAAACTGTTAGATGACACCAAAGATATTGTCTTTGGAATCGGTCCTGCAGGTACGGGCAAAACATTACTTGCAGTACAGGTCGCAGTTAAGCTCTTTAAAGAGGGTGCAGTTGATAAGATTATTGTTACTCGTCCAGCTGTAAGTGTGGACGAAGATTTAGGATTCTTACCAGGAACGTTAGAACAAAAAATGGCGCCTTGGACAAGACCTATATTTGATGTACTACGTGAGTACTTTGATGCAAAACAAATCGAAGGTATGATCGAAGAAGGTATAATTGAAATTGCGCCTTTAGCATATATGCGTGGACGAACATTTAAAAAATCGTTCATTTTAGCGGATGAAATGCAAAACGCTACACCTAATCAAATGAAGATGCTTCTAACACGACTAGGTGAAGAAAGTCAAATGGCTGTAACTGGTGATTTGGCACAAGCAGACCGCATTAAGGATAACGGTTTAATAGACTTTACAGACCGTTTAGTACAATCTAACTCAGCACATATCGACATAGTCAACTTTGGTCAAGGAGATATTGAAAGACACAATGCAGTAAAAGAAGTTCTTAAAGTTTATGGTGATGAATAACTTCAACACCTGACTTATTAAGGAATTCTAAGCCCTGTGTACTACGGTATTTGTTTTTGTAGTACACAGTGGCTATTCCGCTTTGATAGACTAGTTTGGCACAGTCTATACAAGGAGCATGTGTAACAAACATTGTTGCACCCAAGCCACTCTCCCCGCTTTTTGCTAATTTAGCAATAGCATTAGTTTCTGCATGTAAAACTTCAGCTTTAGTTTTTGTTACTTGAAATCCTACTTCGTCTTCTCTTATTACATCTTCACAACAGTTATCCCAACCAGTAGGCATACCATTATAACCGATACTAATAATACGATCGTCTTTAACAACAATAGCACCAACTTGTAGACGTGTCGCTGAACTTAGTTGTGCAAATCGTTCTGCAACATCCATATATGCATCTATAAATTTAGTTTTCATTTTAGTTGTTCTAGAAGAAATTCATTCTTTGTATAAATGTAAATCCAACTGGGTCCTTTGATAGGCGGCTTACCGTTATCGTCATAATATGTGTGTTGGACATAATATTTGCTTAACCAGATGCGTTTGTTTGAACCACTACGAACGGGTAACCAAGCATATTTTTCCTCTATAGAACGCTGCGGATCTTGTTGCCAGTTTATTCCTATCATACAGCCATAGGCGCCTTGATTGAATCCATTGGAGTATAACCAATAAGTTTGTAGTCTTCAGGTTTTGTTTTTACAAGCTGATCCAAGTCTGTGAACTCAGGCATTTTTAGTATAGGACCTTGTAACGGAGATCTAATAATTTGCTGTTGTACTTGTTCAAAGTGATTTTGATAGATATGGCAGTCTCCACCAGTCCATATGAAGTCACCTACTCTAAGACCAAGTAGTTGTGCAAACATATGTGTAAGCAAACTGTAACTAGCAATGTTAAACGGTACACCTAAGAACATATCAGCACTACGTTGATACAGTTGGCAACTAAGTTCTCCATCTTGTATGTGAAATTGGAACATAGTATGACATGGAGGCAGAGCCATTACATTTACTCTGTCAGCATTCCATGCACTAACAATGTGCCTACGACTATCTGGATTATAGTACATATTTTCTAATACTTCTGCAATTTGATCTACAAATCCAAGTTGTGCGTCCCAACTGCGCCATTGATGACCGTATACAGGACCTAAATCTTTTGTTGTATCGTCATTAACATAACCCAGTTGCTTGCCTTGGTTGTCAGCATTAGCAGTCCAAATAGTTGTTTTGCCTACTAATTCTTCTCTAGGCTTGCCGTAGTGTATTTCAGCAAGTCTGCGTTCGTCACTAGACCCTTCTAGCATCCATAGTAGCTCACTTACAACACTTTTCCATGCAAGTTTCTTTGTAGTTACAGCAGGGAAAGTAGTGCGTAGATCAAAACGCATTTGATGTCCAAATATACTACGTGTGCCTATGCCTGTTCTGTCGTCGCGGTCCTTGCCGTGTAATAAAATGTGATGTAATGTATCAAGATACTGTTTCATTAGTTTCTCTCTTGTTCCAAATTTCAAACGTAACGTCTTTGTTTGTGTCGTCAACGTATCTACGTTCAAATAAACTTTCAATTTTGCGTAATGGCAAGAATGTATCGCAAGCATAAGCACCAGGAATGCGACTAATGTAAAATTCTTCAATAACACCTAGTGATTGCTCAATAATATTAGGACCGCCAATCACCCACACTATAATACCAGGAACTCTTGCTTCTAGTTCTTTTAATTGTGTAGTTAAGTCACCGTTAATATAATGGTTAGCACCTGGGTAATCAGCTTCACGACTAGTTACTAGTACGTTTGTACGTTTAGGTAACGGTCGCGGCATGTGAGGATCATCCCAAGTGGTAGAACCCATTACAACAACATGTCCTGCTGTGTTATTTTTAAACCATTGTAGGTCTGTTGAATTATTTGGCCACGGTAGTGTGCCGTTTTTACTTACTCCGCCGTAATCGTCACAGGCTAAAATTGCTTTTATCAATTATAAATCTCCTTCTCCAGGTTGTCCTGATAACATTGATAGTTTATCGGGTACTCCGTCCCATTCTTCGTGATCGGGTAGAGCACCTTTTGACTCTGTAATTACAGGCCAAACTTCGCTATACTTTTGATTTATCTCTGTCCACTTAATTAAGTTTTCCTTATCAAGCTCATAGTCAGGAACAATGGCATCAATAGGACATTCTGGTTGACATACGCCACAGTCAATACATTCGTCTGGGTTAATAACTAAAAAGTTTTCACCTTCATAAAAACAATCCACCGGACATACTTCCACACATGTAGTATGTTTACATTTAATACAATTTTCTGTTACTAAGTACGTCATTTATAACTCTCCAAAAACATTTGTGTTTACACTAATTATGACTCTATCTTCAGCACCATTATACTTTGTGGCTTCGTGCGGTATCCAAGCAGGAAATATAAAAACAGTTCCTTCTTCGGGCTCTGCGTCTAAAAACATATGCTGTTCCCACCACTGACTTCCTAAGTCATTTGCACCAGCAACTGTGTTCATATTATAGAACCTATTTATACCGTTAGATGTTCTTGTCGAACATTCTGATGATTGTAAATAAAAAATAGCACCCCAACTATATCCTGGATGTATATGAAATCCGTGACTACCGTTGTCGTTTGTAATATGATACCAACTTTCTTTAATCTGTACTGCCGGTTTTACATTTTGATCTAAATTGAATAGACCAGTACTAGAAAGCCCGTGAGTCATTATATTGCTAATACAGTTATTAAAGAATAATTTTAGATCTTGCACCTCAGGTGTCTGCGTTTCTAAAAAGTTAAATTTACTTTCTTTTAAATTAGACTTAAGACTAGCTGAAACACCACTATCAATATCTTCATTTTGTTTATTAGACATATCGTAAATTAAGTCTAATAGTTTATCCTTATTTTGTTCATAGTTTTTATACTTATAACTGAAAAAAAGAGTAGGCCAAGCCGCTGTCATTGTTTGCGGTTCAAAATTCACAATCTTGCCAATCTAATAAGTGTAGCTGCCAAATTAACTTCTGGATCAACAACCAATGTATGATCTACCATTCCTTGTTTAATTGTTAGTACTGCTTGATCTTGTTGTTCTGCATCACCAAATAGTTCAATATTGTCATATAGCCAACGATACACTTCTTCCATCTCTTCTGGACGAATTGCACCACACAGCAATTTACGTGCTTCTTGAATCTTACCTGCTTTAAACAGTTCAACCATTTCAAGTTTCCAGTCGCTTTCGCCTGTGTCGCCTTCGTTGGGTTTATTCAATACACCGTCAACACTATTCATTTGTACTGTGTTGATACATTTGCGCAAGTCTGGATATGTGCCTTTTACGTAGGTATCCAACGTATCCAAATCAGGAGTAACACCTTCAGTGATAAGGATTTCAGCAACTCTAGCCGTGAACTCAGTTTGGTCAATCTTAGCAATGTGGAAACCTTGACACCTACTATGCAAAGCGGGTATAACACGATTTGGATAGTTACAAGTAAGAATGAAACGAGCAGTAGTATGATACTCCTCCATAACCCCACGGAGAGCTGCTTGAGCGTTTGGTGATAAGTAATCTGCTTCATCTAGTAATACAACCTTAAAGTCCCCAAATGGGATCATCTGTACAAAGTTAACAATTTTATCTCGTACATCGTCAACTGAGTTTGTGCGACTTGCGTTAATTTCTAATACATCTAAGTCATTAACTTCAAGCTCATTAAACAAAAGTTTTGCAAGTGTTGTTTTACCAATGCCTGCGTTACCACTAAACAGCAAATGCGGAATAGTCTTGTCTTTAATCCATGTATTTACTTGATTGCGCTGTGCATCATCACGAAATACATAACCGTCTACTGTTTTTGGACGATACTTTTCTACCCATAATTCTTTCATTCACATGCCTCTGTTATTTGTTTAATGTTACCGCTTATTGTAGCATTAAATGCTTCGTCTGTCAAGCCAAACTTTAGTCCTTCACTTAATGCTCTACTGAAACTAGCCGTAATATTGTCATTAAGCCCAAGTTTATTACATGCTTCGCTTGTGCTGTATCCGCCGCTTAGGAACACTACTCGTTCTACATTACGTTTAACTGTTAAGTTATGGTACAAATTTGGCTGTTCCGGAGGAGTTAGTTTAAGAATACATTTAAAATCTTTACCATTTAAATACCATGCTAATCGTTCATTTAGTTTTTGTTCGATCAGCTCTTTTTCAAGATGATCAATCGGAACTTCAGGTTCGATGATTGGTACAAGTCCGTATTCACTGACAGTTTTTGCAATTGTAAACTGCTGTTTAAGAATTTCATCAACCATGTCTACACTCTTAACAATACTACGCATCTTAGTGCCGTATATTTTAGGACCAATGCTTGCTCCATTTGCATCAGTAGATGTTGCAAACTCTAACATCTGCTTTACCGGAAACTGTTTAAGCATACCGTTTTCTTCACATCCACTGTCAATCTTTAGAAACGATTCAATACCCATCTCATCCAAGATGTTAACCATGCCACGTGTAACTGTGTCTTGGTAGAGGATTGCTCCCCAGATGTTTTCATCGTTGAAGTCAGGTGAGTTGACCATTCTAAGACGCATAGCATGAACTTTCTCCATCTTGTCTGCTTCTGTATATTCTTGTCCATAGCGTTCTAGTACACCACCTGTGCTTCCGCCACTGTGATCCATTGCCGCAATAAATCTCTTACTCATAACTCTCTCCTGTTTCACGGAAGAAGTTTTCACTCCAAAATGCTTTATCATCAATCCAAATGTCGTAGTTTTCTTTTTTACCTACGCTTAGTTCATGAAACTTAGCACCCCATTTAATTAATTGGTTATTTGTTAAGCTAAAATAATCTACACCACTTACACAACCACGTGCTGTCATATATTTAATAGTGTGTCCTGCATCGTACAATGCGTTTACTTTTGCAATGCGCTCTGGCATTGGAATATGATTAGCGTAGTCTTTCTTCCCACCACTGTCAGGTATAATCACTTCTTTACAAATGGTTCCATCAATATCAATTACATACTTCAACGTATAATTCCTAACTCTTTATATGCAAATTGCACACCTTTTGCTTGAAAGTAAGCATCAGCTAGTGCATTGTGTAAGTTAGTTTGTTGTAATACTTTACGTGGATCTACCTTACAGCAACCAAACAGTGTGCGAGCATCTTTGATTTGCCAAAACTGCCACGGAATAGGAACACCTATCATACGATACATGTCTTCCATAATTGTTAGGTCAAAGCCGTAGCCTTGTCCCCAAATAGTATCGCAACCTACGCTCCATTTGCTTACTTGACGCAGTGCTTCCTCGACACTAACAGCGCCAGTTTGATCAAATGCTTCTTCCATTGCTTTAGGATCTTGTTTAGCCCACCAAGCAATAGTATCGTCACTTGTAGTACGACCCAAACGATCTTGATCATCAACACTAATTTTAAGATATAGTTCGCTGTGTGGCTCACTATCGTCTAGCGGGTTGAACTTGATTGCTCCTAAACTTAGTACAGTACAACTGGGCTTTGTGTCCAGTGTTTCTAAGTCGATCATTCCGTGCGTAGCCATAGTTAGCCCTTCCTATTTTCTTGTCCAATGCCTGAGATAATAAGGAATACATAAAGAATAGGCCAAGCCCATCCTGTTAAATATCCTGTTGTGTGTAAGATTAATAAAGCAATGCCTGTAGCACCTGTTGTGCCTACGCCTGCTGTTTGTGGTGTAATTTTCATGAAAACTCCTTAGCTTTATACATATAATAACATATAAATGCTAAGGAGTCAAGTGTTATTTAGACATTTAAGAAAGGTTTTAATTGTGGTGCAGTCCAGCCTTCGGGCTTTAATACTTTACCATCTTCACGTTTGCGTACTTTGCCTGTTTCTGGATCAATCTTAGCCATATTTGTGTGCATAACTTCATTCCATGCACCTTCTGCATCAACTCCTAAACTGTTTATAGCGCCGATGCTAACAACAATTATGTCAAGTAATGCATCTAGTTGCTCTACAACATCATTGTCTTTGATTGCGTCAGCGAGCTCTCCACCCTCTTCTTCAATCAGTCTAAGATACATACCATATTGCTCAATGTTTACATTGCTAGTTGTTTGATCACATGCTTCCATGAAATCTTTTTGATCTTTAAACGGATTCGTCATATTGTTGTTCCTTAATTATAGTTTGAAGGCTATGAGTAATAAGATAGCAATTAGTAATATGTTAGTAAAAAATATTTCAATAGCCAATATTGTATGATACCATATCCAACGTGTCTTGTATGCGTTTTCTATTGTCACTTCTTGAGGATCTACGTCATCCTTCATCATATCAATAACAACTGTTTCTTTTTTTACTTCTATTTCTTTTTGTTTAAATCCTATTTTGCTCAACCAACTCATTTATTAACCTATATATTTTATTTTATGAATGAAGATGGGTCAATGGTTGCGTGTTCGCCATCACTATATTCTGCTCCAATTGAGACACTCTCTGGTTTTTCATCTGAATATGCTAAAACACTTTCTGATTCTACCATTCGAACATCAAATTCTCCGTCATCAGTGTCCATTTTCATTGCACGGGTCCATCTTCCGTGCTCTATTAAGATCCACTGTCCGATACTATATTCATCTTTATTTTCAGGTCCCTTTGAAAATACTTTAGCCCAACGAGGATAAATTCCTCTAGTTTTGCCATCGTCATTTCCTAGTATAATACCACCTTTAGTAACTTGTTCACCAAAGTGCATATCTGTTACTAACACACGGTTTCCTACTGCACGTGGCGTGCCTTTAATTGCTTTTAAATTCTGAGCCATTTATTCACCTTTTGGTACGAAGTTTCCGTCTTTATCCTCAACCCAACCATCATCAAATTCTGCATCTAATGCAGCTACTTCTGGTTCAACTACAGGCTCAGGATCTTTCTTGCGTGTTACTGTTTTCTTAACAGGTGCTTGTTCTACTACAGGTTGTTCTTCAACAACTTCCTGTACTTCACCTCGTGAACTCGAATCTCTAACTGAACCTGCTGTTGCATAATGTTCAGAAATAACATCCTCACGTTTTTTAACAATCTTTCCGCCTGCTCCGAGTTCGTCACCACGAGCATTTACACGAGCATTTCCAACTGCCGGCGTAAGTTCGTTGCGCTTACGCAACATATCCATGTCAACGTTCTTTCCCCGCATACTGCGATATTGTTTTCTTTGTGGACTTTGCTTGGCCATATTCGTCTCCTTATAATATACGTATATTTATCTTAAGAACTCTCTCCAATCCAGGCCAAACTGGATTGAATTAATCTTGTGTACACCTATTAAGTATAGCACATATGATGCTACAGAGCTACCTCTGCCTACACCCCACACAATGTTGTTTTCTCGCATAAAGTCTACAAGATATATCATGTAGCGTAATAGATTGTGCATATCACGTTCGCCATATGCTTCCATTTCTTCCCATATACGATCTTGTACGTGTTGTGGGCAGGGTGTTTTTGCTTTGCCTAGTACATATTCATATACATTGATGTCTTTGTATTCATCAGGCATAAACCATTCACTTTGACATACACCGTCAAAAGTTTGTTGATCTACATCTAATGGAATATACTTTTGTAGTTTATCAAAGCCTTGTTCTTCCATTGCTTTGTTAAACTGGTCTACATCATCTGATGGTTCACATAATACTACGTGACACTTGTCAGAATGACCTGAATAGATCATATCAACGAGATCTTTATTAGAGAATCGTGGGATACCTAGTTCGTCTGTTTTCATAATCATACTTGTATTTTACGATACTTTGATTAAATTGTCAAGAGAATTATCGCCATTATCTTGATTTTGTTTTTGACGTTGTGCTTCGGCACGATGACGAGTTTGTATTTCTTCTCTATAGATATCTATTATGACGGAGATTTGTGATTGCACACTAGGATTATTTGTGATAAAGTATTTGCGCTGGAGTTCAATAACTTTTTCCTCTAGCTCATTGATAGTTAAATTATTTAGGTTATCAACATACGGATGTATCATTTAAGCTTCGTAGCGTCCTCTATAATTTGCGTATACTGTTATGCCTTGATTGTAGGACCAAAAATCAACTAATATTGGATCTTCACTGCTATCAACAGTAATACCACGAGAGCCATTTGCAAGGGGGTAATTTGGATCATATTTAATAGTTCCGCCGCCTTCTAGTGTAAACAACACCGATGCTGGGCTATCGTTACCTTTAAGTTGTACAGTTAGTTTAGCTAATTGGTCTACTGGCGGCCATTCAGATAGTACGAAACTAATTGTACTTGTGCCTTCAGGTACATTTACATTAACAGATTGATACATACCATTAAGTAAACTAATATTCAACCCATCTATAACTGTACCAATGTTGTGGTATTCTTCTGTAACTTGACTCAAATTAGCTCTTGTAATCTCAGTACCGGCAAAGTCATTAGGTCTATTAAGTTTTGCAGTATTATTTTGTAATGAAGTTATTTCACTTTGTGCCTGTGCCAGTCCGTCTTTAATAATAGTAAAGTTATCACGAAAGCCTTGGGTATCGTTATCGATGCCTGCAACTGGATATGCTCCGTCAATTGTTTGGTAAGTAATTAAACTGGCCATGTTATTTTTCCTCTTTAATAGTTATATTTATCGTTGTTAAACATTGAATTGATAATTTGCGAATAGTATATACGATTCTTCTGCGATATCTTTTGAACTTTTTACAATATATCTATCAATATCGTATGTTATTAGTTTTGAATTAAAGCCTGAATTTTTAATGTTGTTGATAACGTCTGCACTTTGACCTGGTTTACAGTAAGCAATTGGAATTGCTGTAACAAAATCTAATTCTTGAAAACCGTCTTGTGCCGTACGCATCCATAATGGCAAATAATTTCTTTCTTCGTCACCAATCTTTTTAATATTCAACCTCATATGATCTATACTAGAAATATATTTTATTGAATCAGTACTTTGACTTACATTAATTGCATTACTATCTGTTTTAATAGTGTTGGTTTTTGGTCTAAAACGGAATGGTTCACTATCACCTTTTTGTAATACAACTCCAACGTCCCCGTTATCCCTAATAGTAACTTCAAAATCAGCATCATCGACATTAACATCTTGTTCACCTGATCCTCTAGTTTCAATTGTTATTTCTTCTGTTTCACTGAATACAAATCTAACAAGAGACCTAGTATAAACAGGCAATTCTGTATATCCACCACCGTAGCGTGTAGCGTCATCTATTATTGAATACTGTAGTTGATCAACACTTAATTTGTTTGGATTTTTAATAGTAATACTTGAATCTGTAATTTCTCTTTCTTTTGCATTAGCAGGATCAATAACATCAATGTATATAACTTCATATATTGTATCACCAATTGGAGTACTTTTAGCTATAGCAGATTTTATTTCACCTAAAATATAAGTTTTTCTTTTATGATTCTTTGATGATGCTGCAACAAAGTTCTCTAAGTTTTTAGACTCTACTCCAGCAAATACAAGCATATCTAAGTTATTTTGTAGTCCAAATTTTGGGTCGCCTGCGCGATAAATTTTATTTGGTGTAAATATATCAGGATTACTTATAAAATTTTGAAAATATTTTCTTTGTTCAGGCGGCAACATTGGACGCATATATATGTCAGTATATTGTATATTATCTAAATCTTCAACTTTTAATGTAAACTCACGTTCGATTGCTGTGTAATTAAATCTATCTCTTGCTTGTACAGTAAATTTGTAACTTCTGTCAAAAGTAGTATCGCCTGGTAAGAAACCGTCCCATGATACAGCTAAATCCTCAAATATAGTTAATCCAGGATTATCAGCAGTACCAAATTGTCTAGCCTCGCCAATAATTTCACCGTCATAAGTTAGCGTTAGACCAAATGGCAACTTGCCCGACTTTAATGAATAAATCATTCTAGTGTCAGGAACTGTTGTCTGTGCTTGTAATCTTAATGTACTAGTAAAATTAGCGTTAATAGTTCCTAAGTCTGCCGGTGTAAGCCATTTAATGTTACTATCAATTTCACCTATTACGTTTAATTCGAATGTTTTAGAAGTACTCGGAATATCTTGTATATCGTTTGATGCAACAATTACATTCTTAAAGAATGTATCATTCCTAAATACAGCAATACCTATATTACGTCCTTGATTTATTTGTGAAGCTAAATTTACATCAAATTTAATTTTATCTTCATTATCTCTAAGAAGTCTAGCAGTTATTATTGTACTATCATCTGAACCTATAAAAAAGTTTTGTATATTTGATTTTATTCTAGATGTAGCTGTGCTCGGAATTAATAATTTCCAAGTCGTGTTATCAACTACAGTTATATGTGCATCGTCACCGTATTCTGCCTTTAATGCTTGCGATGTGGCAGATAGTCTATCTGCCAAACTTAGACCTTCTAGTGTTTCTGCTACTTCTATCCAATTACTACTTTGGAAATTAATTTGTATAATACCGTTAATTTCAATCGAAATACCGTCAATATCAGTTTGCGGGACAGAAACATGAGAACTTATACACTTATATATTTTTCCATCTCCGCCGGTTGCTGTGTCGTTGATTACATAATCATCTACATAATAGTTTGCACTTAATTCAATTAGTCTCGGAGCATTTGCAGGAAGTATTGGATCATTGCTTGGATTTGTTTGCGATATTTCCCATTCAATATACGGAGTAATTGTGCTTATCTTATATTTTTCAGTTTCGCTAAATTTAAGGGTTCTACCAGCATACTTTTGTTTTTCTGTTTCATTTAATCTGCTTACAAACATATAGTCAGTGCCTGTTGTTGCAGTTCTACTTAATATTAAATTAATACTAGGTGCAAGGGTGTCATCGAAGTAAATTACATCATAATCTCGATTTCGATCATCTACGTTTGTAACTTTGTATTGCCTATTACCTAACAGTATGTTTCTATTAACTAATTCAAATAAATCGTTTACGCCATCTAAGTCACCTGTTAGGTCTATTTTATAGATTTTTATATTATTATTTCCTAATAATACATCTTCGTAATAATTACCAAAAATTGATACAGTTTCTAAATCTGTAGTCAAACGTGTTGCTTTTACTGAGAATTTATAATTTTGTGTAATAGCTGGCTGATATGGTATACGCCCGGCAATTTCTCCATTTTGACTATCAAGTACCATGCCTGGCGGAAGTTCACTTGGTGATCCGTCATCGTTAACATCGTCAAGAGTGTAAACTACAACGCCTTCTAGTGTCCAATTATCTATAATGTCTAAGTATAACGTAGTATAATTGGCTGCACGTTTAAAACCTAAATCTCTTGGAGTAATCCAAGTTGGTGTTCTTACATTTGTTACGTCAGCAGTAAATATACCTGTAGCAGACTGCATTAATGTGTTGTCTGCTTTTAAGTAATCATCACCTACTAGGTATATTTTGAACTCGCGTCTTACAAAGTTTTCTCCGTCTGTTACTGTAACAGCAAATGGATAATAACGATTTAATTTACGTGGATTAGAAGTAGGCTCATTATAACCGTAGTCAACTGTGTCATAATAAAAACTAGCATACCCGTTTGAACTTAGTGCAGCATAATCCATTGGCAATCCTGCAAACGGAGACATATCATATCCTCCACCCACGTATCGTTTGTCTAGACTAAGAAGAGGTTCTGTAGTACCTGTAAGTTTGCCGTCTTCGGATAATGTGATTCCTGGAGGGAGTACGCCGTCACCGTCAGCAATGAAATATGTTAATTCGTCGCCTGCGCTTAGATCGGTGTCTGTTGCTGTTAATTGATAATCTATTATTTCACTGTCTAAGATAAAAAGTGCGTCATTTGATCCTACATTTAATAATCCTGGTACAGTTGTCCATTGTGGATCATCAGGTCCGGTAACAACAAACTCTATTGTACAGTCTTGCCATTCATCGTCTGTTGACGCTCTAAATACTGATGTAAACGTAGTGTCATATGCAACTTCATAAACAGTACCTGTTAAGTAATTACCTTCTAAACGAGTACCGGAAGGTAAGTCGCCGCCTATTTGTTCAACTTCTATGTTAGCAACAGACGAAAGCGGAAGTAGTATGTTTACTGCACTACGTTCGACTAGTACACGGTACCTAGTACCTGTTGGTATATTCCATAATTTAGACATTAATTAAACTTCCTTAATATTAAGTATTTATCGGAAGTTTATAAAGCGCCACCGTCTAGACTTGTGGCTGCAGGAGCTGTTAATGTGCCAAAATCAACATCAGAATTAAAAATTATAAATTCAAGTGCGTTATTTGCTATAGAGTCAAGGCCGCCGAAGTCTCCAGTTCCAGGTGCAAAGTATTGGTTATACAATGCTTCTACATCTACACCTCTAACGTTACCATACAAATTTCCTCTAACATCGCCTTCATGAAATCCTACAGTAGAACCTACGAGCGGTCCTTTAAATTGTGGTGCTGTAATAGGCCCAGTGGCAGTAATTTCATTAATATTTACTATGTCATATCCACCGCCGTCTAAGTCGCCGCCGAGTTGTGGAGTTGCATCTTCTGATATTTCTAGAATATCTGATTTAAGTGCAAGCTCTACCCAAGCACCTCCATGGCTGTAATATGCGCCGCCTGTGCTATGTACGTGTACAAATAATCCGTGATATGTACTTGCATTTGGCAAGTCTTCTAATGTATTATAAACATTATTATAAAGTATTCTAGCATCTTCAAAGTCATATTGCTTTGTAACATAATTATCGTCTGATACAGGAGTTTGGGTAAGATCGTACACTTTATCATTACTAATAGTAATATTGTTATCAGTAGCACTTAACGTTAATCCAGCACCACCTACTATTTTTTTAAACTGTAGATCATAATTTAGACGTTGTACAAATAATCCTTGACCACTATCGCCTAAATTAGTGGCAGTTGTTTTCTCATCATCACGTAAGTCTAATTCTTCAAAGTTAGCATTTGTTTTAATAAATGCTTCTCTTAAATCGTCACCAGTGCCGTCATTTGCGATATTACCAATATTGATTAATTGTATTGCCATTCTTTTTTCCTATTATGAAACTGTAATTGTGCCAACCATTGAACCGTGGTATTGACAGATGTAATAGAATGTACCAGTACTGCCAACTATCCATCTAACCGTACCATTTTGTGTACCGCCATTAGTTACGCCAGTTGCTTGACTTCCTGTGCCTGTAACAGCAGCAGTCTTAATCCAAAACGGGTGTCCACTAGCATTAACATTAAAGTCAACAATATCGCCATTATTGAAGTTTAATCCTGGGTCAGTTCCATTTACTGCACCACCTCTATCAGTTCCACTTAGTGTATAATCACTTGAACTGCTTGCTGTAACAGTAATTGTATAATCTGCTGCAGGTGTTGTGCTAGTATCATTAATAGTAACAGTTGTTGTAGCTTCACCATTGTCTAATGCTAATTGTAATGTTTCTGAACCTTCTGTTGTTTGGTCAGCTGTAATTGGTAATACTAGTGACGCAGTGTCACTATTAACTGTGAAGTTACCTGTTAATAAATTATCATCAATATCAGCTGGAAGTACGCCAGAGATTGTATATGGTACAGATGTACCATCATCTACGTTTTCTGTTGTTAATGTAATAGTCAACGAGTCGCCTTCATTAACAGTGTTTGCACTATTTGCTAATGCATATGTAGCAGCAGGCGCAATACTTGTATCGTTAACGGTAATACTAATATTATCTTGTCCGTTATCTAATGCAAGATTCATAGTTTCTGTGCCTTCGGTTGCAACGTCTTCAGCAAATGTAAACACCAATGTATCTGTATTTGACGTAATAGTAAAGTCGCCTGTAATACTTCCTGCTGTTAAATCGTTTGCGTCAATACCAGTAATTGTATATGGTACAGTTGTCGCATCATCTGTTGCTGTAGTAGTTAACGTAATTGAAACTGTGCCGCCTTCGTTGACTGCACTAACATCACCTGACAACGCAAACGTTGGAGCTGCTGCTGTGCTTGTATCATTAATTGTAATACTAACATTAGATTGACCATTGTTTAGTGTAACAACTAATGTCTCAGCGCCTTCAGTTACAGAGTCTTCTGCAAGTGTAAGTATAAGATTTGCGGTATTGTTAGTAACAGTAAAGTTGCCTGTTAAACTTTCTCCACTAATATCAGCCGAATCAACACCAGTAATTGTATATGGTATAGAAGTTGCGTCATCAATATTTGTTGTTGTTAATGTAACCGTTGCACTTCCGCCTTCGTCAACATTAGTTACATTACTTGTTAATGTATAAGATACTGCACCTGCTACACTTGTATCATTAATATTTACACTAACTGAGCTTTCACCATTGTTTAGTCCGATAGTCATCGCCTCTAAACCTTCAGTAGTAGCATCTGACGTAATTGGAAGGATGAGTGTTGCAGTATTGTTAATAACAGTAAAGTCACCGGTTAGTGCGTTACCGCCGATATCAGCTGTTGTGATTCCTGTACCGCTAATCGTATAAGGTACTAATGTATCATCAGTAACATTTACTGTTGTTAGTGTAACAGTTAAATTTGATCCTTCGTTAATACTAGCTACACCGCCTACATCCAATGTATAACTTGCTACCGGAGTTGTACTTGTGTCGTTAAATGTAACACTTACACTTTCACTAATATTAGTTAAAGAAAGTTCAAATGTTTCTGTACCTTCAGTAGTTTCATCTGCTGTAACAGTATAAGTTTTTGAAGCTGTATTATTGCTTATTGTAAATATTCCAGACAATTGCTCGTCGGCAATATCTTCACTTGTTACTCCACTAATTGTATAAGGTATTGATGTTCCAGTTGCAACATTTGTTGTTGTTAGAGTTACTGTAAATGTACCAGATTCGTTAACTGTATTACTATCAACTGTTAGTGCGTATGTTGCCGGAACAAGTTCTGTTGTTTCAGTTGTTTGACCAATAGTCATTTGCGTTGCACTATTAAATTTATTAAAAGCAAATCTATTGTTACCACTTAGAATACTTCTTGAATCTGTATAGTCGTTATCAAGTCCCGTTGTATAAATTTTATCACTTCCTGAACTTGTATTAATAAACGCTAATCCTTGCTCTGGAGTTGCAGACGGATTAAGTTGTGTATATAACGCCAATAATCCTGCAACTTGTGGACTTGCCATACTAGTTCCACTGATATTAGTTATAGTAAAGCTACTATTTCCAGGATAAGGACCGTCACCGGACCCCCACCTATTAATAGTGCTGGTAGAACTCATAACGTTTGTACCGGGAGCGTATACAGTAACACCTGGACCTGTTTCAGAACTCTCTGCTTTTTGCTCTAATCCATTTGAATTGATATCAGTATCGATATTACCAACAATATGTGCTTGTGTTGAAAACGGCGAGCCGCCTCTATTATAATAGTATTCTGTAGTGCCAGTTGATGTTCTAGTAAAATAGTTATCGTAATCAAGACCTCCGTCAACATCAATTTTTTGTCTTGAATTGCCAGCTGCAATAACAACGTGTACTCCAGCATCAATTAATTCTTGCACATCAACGTCAACAGAAGCAACTCTAGATACATATCTATAACCAATTCCTGTAAATGAACCTACCATTCCGTAGTCTGGACGTCTTGCTGCTCCTGAAAAACTTGTACCTCTATATGATCCTCCTGAAATACCGGTAAAGTATCCGCCGTAGCCCCAACTCATATTAACAATAGTTGGACGTTTTTGTCCTGTAGCCGGATCAACTGGCTTATTTGCATGCCAGCCTTTGATAACATCAAAACAATCTGAAACAGGAATACCTGTGCCGCTGTCACTTGATCCTTCTAGTCCTGATACTTTTACAGCATAAATTCTTGCACCTTTAGCCCAACCGTATGTTAAGCCGGATGCAATACCTGCAACGTGTGTTCCGTGACCGTCATAATCTCTATAGTGGTCAACACTTTGAGAACCTGCTAGTCCGCTTTCGGTGTACCAGTTAATTTGTTGTACACGACTTGTACCGTTATAATCATAAAATTCAGGATGGTCTACTTGGACGCCACTATCTTGAATAACAATATCTACACCAGTTCCGTCTAAAGTATAATCATATCCACCTGTAACATTAGGACCAGTATATGGATTTGATACTTCGTTCATCCTGCGTAGACCCCAGTTAACAAAATTACCGTAGTCTAGTGTAGTTTTTGTAAAGTCGCCTGTTTGTGTTGCAGTACGTACTAAATCAATGTCATCACGTAAATCAGGACGCAATTCAACTGCTAAAACTCTAGTATCACTACTTAGTTTTGCTGCTTCTTCGTTAGTTAACATATAGTGCGTATTACGCTGTGACAAAGGTCTTGCATTAGCAACGTCAACTGAGCGTCCAGGAATATCACCGCCTCCTGTGGAAGCAATCATTTCTTGATTGAACGCTTCGTAGTTTACACCTTTGTTTAAACTTACAATATATTCTTTTTCACTCATTTGTCATTTCCTAATGTTTTATATATTTATGCTATAACGGGGTTACCCTGGTTTGCAGTGCTCAACCAACCATTTGATGTGAATAATAATGTTATGTTATCATTTACATCTTCAAATGTAATATCAGTTCCATTTGCAAACGTAGTCGGAGTAAGTATAGCGTCACCGGCATCGCCAACCATTGCAATTATTTTTACTTGTCCTACAACACCATCTGCTAGTGTGTATGCATCATCTGTGGCAGTAGTTGTAATTTCTGTTACTAGTGTATCTAAACTAATTTCTCCTGGTCCACTAATTTGTTGCACATCGCCAACTATCTTGCTTATTGGTCCTAAAACTTTACCAGCGACACCATCAATTATTACAGTTGAGTCATCTGCTACAATACTACCTTTAACATCACCAACAATTGAACCTTGTATAGTTCCTACAAGCGTACCATAAACTGTTGCATTATATACTTCTACAACTTGATTTCTTGTTGATGTTGGAGTACCAATTCTCACATCACCTTCATTTGTTCCTGCGTTAATTGCAACTCTTGCATAGTCAGTTGGGTCAGTTGGGTTACCTGGTTCTGTTTTTAATTCTATATGGTTAATGCCTTGCTTATCCATTTGAATATTAGACACACCTGCGTCAGTGTTGCCGCCGATTATGTTCAAGAAGCCAGCCGCTGTTAAATCTAAAGTAGTACCAGTATTGTTAACAATAGTATCTGCTTTAAATGCTTGTCCATGTATATTTACAGAATCAATATCTCCAACAAGTTTACTGTCTAGCCCATTAACTAGCATAGCAGAGTCGTCGCCAAACACACTACCTGTTAAATCACCTTCAAGACCGCCTACTGCTTTAATGTTGTCAGTTACTGGTGTTCCAAATAAACGCAATGCGTCTGCGGTAATATTTACACTTGTGTCTGTGCCTTGCGGATTAAGTGTAATACCGTTGTTAGCACCAACTGCTGTAGTAATTTGTATACTGTCGTCAGCTGTTATGTTATTTGCAACTAGTGCAGTTGAAAAACTAACAGTGCCGTCAATAGTAGTTGTACTACCTGAATTACCAATATTAATTGCTGTTGCTGTTGTTGCACCAATATTTACTGTTGCTTGATCTATATTTGCTGCTAGTGTTCCTGGTGTTGCTGTGTGTGTTACTTCGCCGTTTGCATTGTTGTACATCATTACAGTTGTACCAACTGCATCACGTACTGGTTTAATTACTAAACTACTTACTGTGGTATTTTCTACTGCAACGCCAGTTGCGTTTATTACAATTGAGTTTGTAGCTTGGTTTGTTTCACCTGCTAATTGACCAATTGCTATTGCATCAGCGCCCTGAGATTCTCTTCCTGCTCTATTACCAATTGCTACTGCGGATACACCTTGATCATTTTGTCCAGCGTAACGTCCAAGTGCTGTAGCCTGAGCACCTTGTCTTTCTCTACCAGCAGAAGTACCAACTGCAACTGCCTGTGAATCTTGATCTGTTGTGCCAGCGTATGGTCCAATTGCTATTCCACCATACGCTTGGTTAGTTACACCTGTGTTTTCACCAAGTGCAATTTTATCTTCACTTGTTCTTAAACTTGCTGTTTCAATATCACCTATAATTTTAGCATTTACACCGTCTACTAATATACCCGAATCGTCAGCATATACACTACCAGTCATGTCGCCATCAAATGTACCTGTGTGCGCACCTGCGGCATTACCTGTTACGTCACCAACAACTGGTCCAGTATGTGTGCCTGCTGTATCACCTGTTATACTACCTGTAACGTTACCTTCAAATGTTGCTGCAACCAGTGTTTCTATACCTAATGTCCATTTGTCAGTTGCTTCGTCCCATACAAATGTTTTGTTAGCTTCTGTTCCTCGTTCAACTTCAATACCAGATGTGCCTAATGTTACACCAGCGGCAGTTTCACCTTTGTTTAATACAATAACATTATCTGTAATTGCAGTATTAGTTGTTTCAATTTCTGTAGTATCGCCAGTAATAGTTAAGTCACCTGCAATTACAACATCATTAAAGTTTGATGTTCCTGCTGTTGCTTCTACATTACCGTTTACATCCTTCCATGCACCGTTTTGATACATAACAACTCTGTTAGTTGTTGAGTTATAAATCAAATCGCCGTTTTCTGCTGCAATCGCAGGTAAATTAGTGCTACTAACTTCTGACAGTCTAAACGGAACATTACCATTTATTTTTACTCTATTGCCTGCTGTAATTTCAAGATCAGTTGCTGCTGTCATTTCAGCAATGCCTAATCCTGTACCATAATTTAGTGTATTAGTTACAACAGTCTGTGAAGTCATTGTATCAAAATGTCCTTCACCAAATGGATTAGTTGTAGTACCTACTGACCTAGTGTCAGCAGTATCTGGATAAATGTCGCCGGTTACTTTTGTATTTCCTAAGTCGACAGTTGTAGCAGCACTAATAACAATATTGCTTGCACCTGTGATACTTCCTGCGCTAGTAAATTCAATATCGCCGCGTATTTTGCCAGCAACACCATCAACTATTACAGTTGAGTCATCACCAAAAACACTGCCCTTAATATCTGATTCAAAAGGTACGCCTTCGTCAAACAATCCTGCTATTTGTGCGTTCAAATCAGCAGTTTGTAAATATCCTACATCGTCTGAAAATTCTGATAAAAATTGCGGAGCGCCTTGTAGTGATGCATAACTTACTTTTCCAGTACTAGCATCAAATACAATTTCTTCGTTGTACGAAACTAAGTTTCCTTTTAGTGTAGTTGCAACAATTTCATTAAACTTTAATGCTTCTGTACCTACATTACCTACATTTGTTGTACTCGGAACAATACTAGTATCAACAGTAATAGTATCGATTTCAATATTACCTAAATCACTTAACGGTCTATATTCTAATCCTGTACCGTCCGCTTTTACTTTTACAAAATAGTTAGGTGATCCAATAAAAGAGCTCGGAGTATCTGTTAAGTCAGCAAATGCTTGTGCAACTAATTTTTGTCCGTTAACTTTTATTACTGTTGCATCGATTGTTCCCAATGACGTTATGTCTTGTACGTTAACAATTGAATTAGTACGCAAGTCGAGATTGTCAGAATCTGGTAGTTCCTTAATTTTATTGCCATCTGTAGTATCAAGTACTAGGGGAAATCTATTTGCCATTCTTATTAATCCTATTGTTATACATATTTATCGTATCCACTTGAAGTATTATAGTGCTGCTATTCTAGTTTGAAAGTCTGCAAAGTCTGCACTTGCTGCTACTAATACTTTCAAGTCTGCTGTATTAGTATACCCTGGTATTGCCGCGTTGTGTGTAACTTGTCCGGTGTCAGCATCGTAACCAAGTATGGTTACCATTGTATCGTTTCTAATTGGTGTAATTATTGTGCTATTTGCTCCAAAGTTGTATACTTCTGCACCAGTTGCGTTTATTACAATCGAGTTTGCGGCTTGGTTTGCATAACCTGCTTTTTCACCAATTGCTATTGCATTTGCGCCTTGATTTGATACACCTGATTCTTTACCAATTGCTATTGCATTTGCGCCTTGAGTAGTTTTACCTGCGTCTTTACCAATTGCTATAGCAGAGGTACTTTGTTGAATTGCGGCTGCGTCTTTACCAATTGCTATAGCGTCTGTACCTTGTCCTCCGAGGAAAAACATATCGTTCGTAGGTGTTTGACTTGCATTTGCGCTTAGTGTAAGTGTTGTGCCGCTATCTACAGAAACAACAGTTTGTGTTGTAAATCCAGTGCCACGAACTCGGAACCCTGGATATATTCCTGTTGTATCATCTACAACAAGTGCTGCACCGCCAGTTCCGCCACTTACATAACTAGGAACAAGAAGGTTACCCGGTGCTGCGCTATAGCCAACTGCAACAGCGCCTTGTTCTTGCCCAAAGGCGCCTGCGGCTGCACCAACTGCAACAGTGTCATGGCCTTGATATTCTGCACCCGCTGATTGACCAATTGCTGTTGCATCTTGACCTTGCTCATTTAAACCTGCATTATTACCAACTGCTACTGATTGCATTCCTTGGTTGATACTTCCTGCGCCAGTACCAACCGCTACAGCCCAGAGAGACTGTCCTGTTTCACCTGCATTTGTACCAATTGCTACTGCGAGGTTTGCTTGATTAGTTTTACCTGCATTGCTACCAAGTGCTATACTTGTCGCACTTGTTCTTAAACTTACTGCATCTACACTTGCTGTTTCTACTGGACCAACAATCTTGTTGTTAACTGCGTCTACTAGTAATGTACTATCATCACCAAACACACTAGCACTAAAGTCAGTGTTTATATCTCTAGCATAAAGCTCATCAAAGTTATCATTTACTTTATCAAATGCTGTGCGCAACGGATCACCGTCACCTTTGTTTGCACTAGTCCCTAAATTAACGGTTTGTTTGGCCACGGTCTGCTCCCTTGTTTACTTGTATTCTTAGTTTACCCGCAGTGTGGACAACTTGCCTACCCTGCGGATTTTTAGTATCATTACTGGCTTTTACGCCAGTTTTAATTAGTCTGTCTATTGCTTTCTTATCCATTAGTGCTTACCTACTACAACTTCAACTGTACCACGTTCGCCGTCTAATTTATCTTCAAGTGCTTTACCAATTACACTACCAACTCCTGGAGTGTTATTAACAATTGCATGTCCTGGAATATTACTTGCTACTAGCATATCGCCTTTTGCAACTTTACCAATTACGTTACAAGGTACACGCCCTTGTAGTGCTATTGCAGCAACATTATCGCCTTCACATTGTGAGTTCATTAAGTGTGCTGGGTTAGTAGATACAACACCTGCTACACGATGTGTACCGTGTGTTGTGCTTTGTGTAACTTCAGCATCTCCGCCAAACTCAACTACTGTTCCTGGAGCATATTCTGCATCAGCTAAGTAATTCTCTGCCAAGTCAGCGTAGTATGATTCAGTAGCAGTACCACGGAACAATGTTGCATAAACATCTTTGTACTTCTTAGTTGCACTACCAATGTCATATGTATTGTCTGTGTCTGGTACTATGCCTGTTGAACTAAAGATAGCCGGAACAACACTTGAACTCGAACCAGTGTCAGCAGTAACAATACCTACTTGTCCTGCTGTAGTTTTACCTGTGTTTGCACCAATTGCTAAACCTGTACTTGCAGCGGCTTTCTCGCCTGGTGCTTCAATAAAGCTACTGTAAATCCAGTCAACACCTAAACGTTTTTCTGCGTTAAAGTTTGAAGTACTTTGAAGTATACTTTCGGTAATAGTAGTTCCACCAATACCTACACTACCATTAATTAACATATCTGGGTATGTAGGTGATGCTCCTCCTGTGCCACCAACTGCTGTAAATATCAATCCTTGTGCCGGAGTTTTAACTTGTAGTGTTAAGCTATCTAAACTTAGTACTTCATAGCTTGAGTCACCTCCAAGTATTAGTGAGTTAGCTTGTATAGTACCATTAGCATCTGTTTTAAGAATACTATTAACTTCGCCTGATGTAGTTACATTTGAAATACCATATGTTCCTGAACCAGTTTTAATTAATGCTTCGCCTGGATCACTTGAATCTGCAATTTCGCCAGTAAAGTCACCGTCTACTAGACCTAATCCTTCATCAACTACTGTTGCAAACGATACTTCTTCAACTGCACCTGAACCAATACTTGATCTACCAAGTACTGTATCAGTTCCAATATTTTGTAAGTCAGTAATTGGAACACTACCTGCTTTAACAGTCACCCAACCATCTGTAACGTCAAACTTGGCACTATCAAACGATGTACTACCTAAGTCTGATTGTGCAATACCAGTAGCATTAGCTCTTGTAGTTGCTGCATTTAGATTAAGTTTACTTTGTGCAATTTGTGCTGTTCCACTAATTTCACTATTAGTAATTGTAGTACCAGCAATTTGCATGTTAATAGAAGTTTGTCTTCCAGGACCGCCTGTTCTAGTTGTTGTTAGAACAATATCACTTGCTCCGTCAGCAACACCGTTAGCCCATTCATCAACTGGACCATCAACTACATTACCTTGTTTACCACCAGGTGCTGTAATTACATCTGCTGCCAAACCATCTGCTGGTTTACCGTCACTAAACTCTCCAGTACCAACAGTATAACTAACTTCAACAATGTTACCTTCAATACCAACTAATCCTGTAATTACATCAACAACAGTACCAGTTGCTCCTGATACACTTCCTGTCATTACGTCACCAGCTGCAAAGCCACTGCCTAATATACTTCCTGCATCAAGTATTATTTTTTTAAGTCCTGTTGAAACTAACAACTGATTAGCAACAACACCGTTATATTCGACACTACGTAAATCTTTGATTTCGTCCATGTCTCCACGTCCGCTGTCGACATATGCTTTAGTTGCCGCATCTGCTAAGTTAACTGGCAATGCCAAGTTAGTAATTGTATTACCTGCTGCATTCAAATCGTCTGTCATTGGAACAGCACCGTTTGGAGCAAGCACACCTGGCCCTAGTTTGTTAGCAACTGGAGCACCAGTTACATCGTAACCTAAGCGTCTGTTTACGTAACCACGTACAGCACTTTCTGTAGGTACTGTATCTGAAGCATTGTCTACCATCGCTGTGTCTGTACTAAATTCAGTAATAACAACACCACGTTTAAATCCTAGTCCGTCAACATCTGAAAGTGCAAGTGATGCACTAAATGTAACTGTACCAGTACCTTGGTCTACACTAAAGAATCTACCAACTCTAAAGATACCGTTTTGATCTGTACTTACATAAAATACTCGACCTTTGCCTTTTTCAATAACTTCGTTAGCTTCTTTTTTCTCGCCTGGTTCACCAAAAATAACGTTTGGATAGTTACTTGCATTAAATCCACCAGTACCAATATCTAAGAAGTCATGTCCTGTTGCACGACATGTACTAATGTTAACAGTAACTTTACCTGTTGCGCCTGCTTTAAGACCTGCTCTAATTGTAACTAGTTCTGCACCTAGTACTGTTGTACTTGCGATGCCAGGTGCGTCTGTTTGGTTAATTGTATCATAATCTACTAAGTCAACAATAGCGTATAGGTTATCTTCGCCTGGCTCTTCAATTACATCTCCAGCACCAACACCACGATAGTTAAACACATAATGCTTTTTACCAGCCCATGTAATAATTGGAGCTTCAATTGTTAAGGAATTTGCTGTCCATCCTGCAGGTCTATTATTTGCAGGTGTTCTTGCGTTGTTGTTAAGTCTAAAGATTTCATTATCATCTGCTAGTTTAATAGCAAGTACAACATCTCCTGCTGTATTACCTTTAGTAGTACCACCTACACTTAATGCAACTTCTTGCGCTTTAGCAGTATCAATAGTCAATCTAACAAAATCATAAGTTGCATCAAGTCCAGCTTGTGAAGTGTTAGCAGGTAAATCTGTACCTAAACTATCACTTGTTAAAAAGCTAATACTTCTGTAAACAAAGTCTGGATTTTCATCAAACGTTAAAGCTGTACTTGGACGAATTGTTAATACATCTGGACGAGCCAAGTCGCTAACAATGTGCGTCTGATTTCTGTAGTAAACAATACTTGTGTTAAACGGTACAATTTCTAATAGTCCGTTTGCACTAAATTGTGTATCACTTGTACTAAAGTTAAGTTTATAAACCTTACCACTATACATTGGAGTGCTATCTTCTACTGCAATTGTACCTGATGCACTTATTGCTGTTACTGCACCAGTTGCATCAACTGCTGTTACTAGAACTGTACAATCGTTTGCTGGTGTTGCTCCACCTAAATTATCACCTGTTACTACAAATGTATCACCAACTGTATAATCTGCACCGTCATTTGCTTCTTGGAATGTTGCAGTGTATCCTGCATCAATTGTTTTTTGGACAGTAAAATCAAATCCTGTTGCACCAGCATCAGAAACAGTTTGTATTGCATTGCCGTCAATGTCAGTATATTGACCAACAACATGACTAACAATTTCTGCGTTTGCAACTTCGTAACGTGCAAATGCTGGTCTAGCTGGATGGTAAATGTTAACTTCTGATCTGTTTGACGGTGGATCTTTCATATCGTAAACATACACCGATAATCCTTCTTTAGGATTATCATAACCATTTGCGTCAACACTAATTGGAACACTGTCTGCTCCTAGTGCGCCACTTGTGCTACCTGTAATAGTGTTTGTTGTATCAAATGCACTAGTGATATTTGTTATGTATATAACTTTTGAACCACCAGTTGAACTTGTTGTAACTGCAACTACGCCTGTTGCTCCTGATCCTGCTTGTGTTAGTGTTTCGCCTGCAACTACATTTAAATTTCCTGTAGTATTTAAAATAGCATCAACATCAAATGCTTTTGCTGGTTGTGTCATATCTTCATACAATGCAATTGCATCTGGAATTTCGTTTGGATCACTACCTTCAGCTACTAGACCAAACTCACCATAACAACTTGAACCTGTTAGTGATCTAATCTCAGCACCATTCTTTGAATAGTAACTAGCATGACAGTAGTATGTAAACATACTAACCATCTCTGATAGCGCACCGTTGGCTGCTACGAGTCCGTATCCTAAATCGTTAACTTGTGTAAAGTCGTTACCTAAAATACTTCTGTTACCAGCTGTTTGTAATGTAATTGGTAATGGTGCGTCTACACTTTGTACAACACGATTAATAATTAGCTGTCTGTTATTAATAATATCGTTAGCAGCATCTTGTAATTCTGCACTTACTGAAAGTGCTGTTAGATCTGGATTAACAACTAATGGCAAGCTGTTTAAGTTGCCTGCTGTAACAACATTTTCAATAATTTGTAGTAGTGCATCTAGTGCATTACCTTCTGTTGCTGTTGCTGCTGCACCTGTTGTAACTTGTACTTCTGCATTTCCTGCTTGTGGAGTTGTACTAGAAGTGCCTGTTGCGTCTGTAACAACTGCCGCTACAACTGTTGCTAAATGTGCGTATGCTGCTGCTGTAGCAAGTCTTTGTGCTTCTGGTAACTGAGCTGCTGCACCATCTAAGTATGCCATAGCGTTAGTTACTGTACCACTGTTACCACCATAAAGAATATCATATGTTAATGCATCAACAATGTATCTTACATCTCTAGCACATTTAGTTTGATTGTATCCTGCTGGAGGAGTATTGTTGTTTACAAATGCAACAACTTCTGCTGCTAAAAATGCTCTGTTAGCTTGTAGTCTTGAAGCAGCATCATCTGCGTCTGTTGTCGGAAGTGTTGCTGGGCTAGGGAAAGCAAGTGCATCTGCTACACCATCACCTGGCTCACTTACACTCTGTGTACCGTTATTGATAATATCAATAACTTCATCAAAGCCTGCATTTGATCTTGCTAATGCTGTTGCGCTATCTGCTACTTCAGTTAGTGCTGCTACTTCAGTTTTACCTTTTGTAATAGCTGTTGTAGTTTGTGACTGTTGATTATTTTGTACATACGATCCTGTTGCTCTTTGATAAGCAAGACCGTTGTATACACTATTATAATTTGTACCTAATGCTGAATCAAATGTAATGCCGTCTAAAATGTATCCAGTATCTCTAGCACACTTTACGCTATCAAATTCAAATGTTCCTACTGAGTCTAGATCAATACCAGTTGCTAGTGTACTAGTAATTCCAGTAAATCCTGTGCTAGTATTTGAACTTGGATCTAATATAAGTTCTGCTGTACCTAATGATTTGTCGTATGCTGTAACTGCGTTAACTTGGAAACGTCTACCATCAATATAAAATGCACTTGGTGTTTCAGGACGTCTTACGTACAAACCTTGTGGGTCTGTAGGTGATCCTAAACTCTTAATTTTAATTCTAAAGTTACTGCCACCAACTTTTTCAATAACTTGTACTG